ATATAAATATATTTCGTTAAATTTGTACCAAAATGAAGGACTGCGGATATACATTAAGGAAAGCTTATTTTGATAAGTTTATATCGGAATCCTACTCTTTAGATGCTTATGATACCATAGCACCTGATACTGTAGAGCCACCTTATTTAATTATTAGTAGTCAAACACAATCAGAGAATAGTAATAAACAAAGCTTCGGTTTTGATGTTACCATTCAATTTGACATAGTTTATACAACCTTTAAAGCAGGTGAAGTAGGACAAAAAACGGTAGATGATTATGCTAATGAACTTTTAGGCATAATAGGAGTAAATCCACCTGATTATCCAAATACTGAACCTGATTTTAAAATAGTAACTAGAAGGATTAGTTCTAACAATGCTACCTTTGACTATGTAAATGAAGTATATGTGTTTAGAAGGGTGCTAACAGTAAATCATTTCGTGAATCAATTAACATAAAAGAAAAATAAAATAAAATGGCAACAACAAGTGTATTTAACGGAACTTCATTAGTAGTTCTAATTGGGGCAGAAGTAATTGGATATGCTACTTCTTGTTCTTTAAGTTTGGCAATCGATACTCCAGACGCATCTACAAAACAAAGTTTAGGATGGGCAGACGAGATTGGTGGACAAAGGTCTTGGTCTTTAACAACCGATGGTTTAGCTACAGTAATCCCAGGATCAACTGCTCCTTACATTAGCACAGCTGAATTAAATGCTTTAGCAATTGATAGAACACCAGTAGAAGTTAAATTTACAACAGTAAATAACTCTGTAGTAGATGGTGTAACTCCAGTTGCAGGTGATGTAATCTATTCAGGTTATGCTTTTATTGAGAGTGTAGATATGACCGCTGATATGGAAAATCCAGTTACTTATTCAGTTTCTTTTAAAGGAACAGGAGTATTGGATATAGATACCAACTAATAATAACAAACCAAAACAAACCAAAATGAGAGGACAATTTGAATTAACTCTTTCCGATGGAAAGAAGATACCGATGCGTTTTTGTACGTGGAGTCTTAAAAGATTCTGTCAACTTCAAGGCATAGGGCCTTCTGAAATAGGAGAGGCTTTAAGTGGGCAATCATCTTTAGATGCTATTATCAACTTACTGAAAGCTGCTGCTGAATATCCATTATACTCGCAAGGTATAACTCCAACCTTTACTGAAATTGAGGTTTGTGATTGGGTAGATGATATGGGAGGAATGGGAAGTTTAAAATTCCAAGATGTGATGTCAGCATTATCAGAAAGTATGAATAGTGGTATAGAAGATAAGCCAACAAAGTCAACCAAAAAGGATGGAGTAAAAAAAAATTAGAGTGGATTGACATAGAAAGATATACAATGGGGGAGTGCAAAGTGCTTCCCCATTTGTTTTGGGAGATGACGATGGCTGAATTAGAATTTGTGTGGTATGGATATAGACACGAAGAAGAGCAACAATGGATTAGAACTAGATGGCAAACAACAATGTTAATTAATATTCAATTGCCAAAAGGTAAGAAAGTAAAGCCTAGTGAGCTAATTGAATTAGACTGCGATACTCGTAACTTTGTGAAGCCTAGAGTAATGGAAGAAGATGAACTAAAGGCGGTGCTTAAAAAATATGGACATATATAAACTTATAGGATAATGGCAGATAATCAGATGGTTAAAATTGAGTTCGACTTTGATTTAGGTAATGTTCCTGCATCAGCTAAAAAATTTGCTGAATATTTAAAAGGAATAGAAACCACTTCTAAAGAAACTCAAGCTCAATTAAAGCAATTAGGCAATGAAATAGATAAGACTGCTGACAAAATTGGTAAATCAGGTGATTCTATTAAAAAAACAAATCAACAATGGACAAATTTAGCATTAGTTCTACAAGATTTACCTTATGGTTTTAGAGGTATTCAGAATAACTTACCTGCCTTAGTTGGTGGAATAGCTGGTATGACTGGTGTAATTTATTTTGCAGCATCAGCAGTAATTGCATTAGTTACAGCTTATGATATGGGTATCTTTAAATCAAAAGCAGCTACAGAGGCAGCAAAAGCGAGAACAGAGCAATTAAAAAAAGAAAAAGAAGCAACTGATAGTCTTTATACATCTACAGCAAATGAAGCAATAAAAGTTAATGAATTAATTGCAGTTCTTGAAAATGAAAATGAAACAAGAGATAGGAAAAAACGTGCTATAAAAGAATTGCAATCTATAAATCCAGATATTTTTAAGGATTTAAAATTAGAAGGTGATACTGTTAATGGCATAAATACATATTACAATAAATATATAGAAAACCTAAAGAATGTAATACTTTTAAAACAGTATGAAAAAGATTTAGAAGCTATTATAAAAGCTGAATTAAAGTCTGGAGCACCATTACAAATAGCCAAACAAAAAGAACTAAAAAACTCTGCAGATTTACTAAATATAAATAATAAGGCAATAACTGATAATATTACTGCATCTAAAGGTTTAACACTAAAAGATACAAAAGTAATTAATAGTATTAATGCATATAATATTGCACAAAAACAGAAAATTGATTTATTAGAAAAAATAAGAAATATATCTCCAGCTGTTGCATTGTCAGGAGGTAATGACAAAAAAGATAAAAAGGTTAAAGAAGATCCTAATTACTATACTAAAATTATCGAACAAGAACAAAAGGTATTTACAGATAGTTTAGATAATGAATTAAAATATGCAGATGAAAATAATAGTAAAAAATTATCAATACTTGAAAATTATACTAATACTTTAAATCATTGGCACGAACTAGGATTTATACAAGAGTCTTTTTATTTAAATAAATCAGCTGATTTACATAAACAAATTTATGATACTAAAAAGTCTATTGCAGAACAAGATTCTAAAGATCAAAAAACAATAAACGATAGAAACTTACAAAATTCTTTAGATGCTTTAAAAATAGAGTCTGATGCACAAGAAAAGATATTAAATAAAAAGAATAAAGGAGATACTGCTGGAAGAATTAAAATATTAGAAGATTATAAAAATAAATTATACGAATTAGCTAGTGTTGGAGGATATACTGCAGAACAGTTTGACAAAATAGATGATGCGTTAATAAGAGTCGATGCAGCAATATTAGGATCTAAGGATCAACTTAAAAGCTTTCAAATATCTTGGACAGATACATTAAATACTATAAATAAAAGTATATTAGATTTTGTAGAAAATTCAATTAATTTTTTAGCAGAATCATTGGGTAAGGCTTTAGCTGGACAAAAAATAGATGTATTTCAAGGTTTAGCTTTGATATTAGCAGATTCTTTAATGGGACTTGGTAAAGCATTAATAGCTTATGCCGTTCCTGTTTTATTAGCATTGACATTATTAAAAAAACCAAGTATACCAACAGCAATAGCCGCTATAGCCGCTGGTGTTGCTGCAGTAGCTGCAGGTTCATTTTTAAAAGCAAAACTTACTAAAGGGAATGATTCAGGAGGGGGAGCTACTGCATTTGCTAATGGAGGTATTATTAGTGGCCCTACAATGGGATTAATGGGTGAATACCCTGGTGCTAAATCAAACCCTGAGGTAGTTGCCCCATTAGATAAATTAAAAGGTCTTATAGGAGGCGGTACTTTAACTACTAAGATAAGTGGTAATGATTTATATATAATTATGAATAAAGCTTCTCAAAATAGAAATACAATATTTTAATGGCATACGGAGAGAAATATAGACTGATATTTGATTCGATATTCTCGAAATCAAAACAAAATAACTCAAGTAGTACAACTACTGTATTTAAGGCATCTATATTTCAAAATGGATATACTGGCAGCATTAATGATATGGTATCTAATGCTAGTCCTGTTTTAATAGAAACAGATAGAACATCTGAGATTGGTTATAGGCCAATTATAGCAACTAAGGCAACATTCACAATGATTGTTGATTCTACCTTTGATGTAAGCCAATTTTTAACTTGTAATGGTACTGATTTTTATTTGCTTGTAAAGAAGGGAATAAGGACTGATACGTACATTTCAGGAACTTATAATAGTTCTACCTACTCCTGGGATGAAGATGTCTACAAAGGCTTCTATTTGCCCATTACGGAGGTTTCTATACCTGATATATCCCCTTATGAATTTTCATTATCATTCTCTGATGGTTTTCACTTCCTTAAAAACCATGTTTACTACCAGGGAACTTCTGAACAATTTCTAGGATTCAGAGCAGCAGATAGAATTACATTACACGATTTAATGACTCAATGTCTAAGTGCTACAAATATGGACTTACCATTTGCTACTTCATTTTTATTTGAGAATGCAGATATAAGCCATACAGGATCAAGAAGACAATTAGAAAGCATATACATATATAAAAATTCTCTACTAAAAGATGCAGGTTCATACTTTACTTATTATGAAATATTAGAATATATAATGGTTCGTTTTGGTATGGTTTGTTATCAAAATGATGGGAAATGGTATTTAATGGATTATATGGAATTATGCAATGGTTCTAGTAATCCAAGGATAACAAGTTACAATTCAAGTGGAGTATATCAATCTACACCTACTTCGGTTGTATTTGATACTATTACAGTTAATGGAGATACTTTTAAGCAATCAGGTCAAAGCCAACTTAACAGACTAGGATTACCTAAGAAAAGCATTACATTTAAAACAGACTTAAAGAAATTTATTAGAACTGGGGTAAGAAATGATGAGTTTCAAGCTTGGAGTTCTTCAACAGTTATGTATAATTGGGTGACCTTTGGAGGTGGTTCAATAATAGAACAATTTACGCTTAGTACAGGAAGATATGCTGCAAAGATTTTAGGAGCAGCAAGTGTTACAAAGTATATAAAGAGTAATGATATAACGGTTAAGGTTGGAGATACTATAACAATAGATTGGTTACAAAACTATGTTTATAGTGGTACAAATACAGATGTTGCCATATTCTTACAAGGTGATAATGCTGTCTCTTATTTCTTACAAAATGATAACACATTTTCAGTAGCTGTAAATACCTTTAATGCTTATGACTCAATAACTGCTGGAATACATATAGCCTTAAAAATACCTGTTTCAGGTAAACTATCAGCTAGAATTTATGAAGGTAATGGTATTGGGCAAGATAGTTATTTTGATTACTTTAAACTTCAGGTTTATGGAGGTTCAGATAGCGGAACTGATCCAGCTGGTATTAACAATATAAATGCACTAGTAGAAAAAAGCACTTCTGATGCTAGTTTTACTTCAGGCAATATAGACTATGATAAT